CGTTAGTATATATCTTAGCAATATTACTCGGTATGTTAGCTAACTTTTTCAATATAAGCGTAATTTAAATCTTTTGGAATTTCAAATTTATCTAAATTGAAAGTCGTGTTTTGTTCTACCTTTTCGTAATAACCTCTCGCCCGACCTTGTGTTTTCAGAAAAAAGATTATAGCAGTTTTATCACCTTCTTTGATTAACTGGATTAACTTACTTTCTGCAAAGTCTAAAAGGCTTTCTCTTTGTTCTTTTAACACATCATTAAGTTCAGGGTGCCGCTTAATGTAGTTTCTTATAGTTACCTGCTCGCAACCAAGATTAACAGCCGCTTGACTTATAAAGCCTCTTGCAGCCGTTAGAGACGCTTTAATTTGTTCTACTGAAAATTTTTCTGCTGGCATAATTGTTATAGTCTATTAAAAAGTTCATATATTTAAAAGGTTATAGACAGCGTCTTCATAACTTGTGCCGTGTTCAAGAAGAGCGTCTTTAACTTTATTGTAATCAGTTTCATTATAATTTAATGTTATCTTAAATGTAGGTTCTTTTGTTTTTGCTTCTTCTAATTCTGCAAAATCGAGTGATACAATTTCCCAATTTGCTCCAAAGTCAAAATCATACTCTTCGTTCAACTCTTCAATTACATCAAAATCAAAATCAATACCGACCTTAGCAGTTTGATTGTCTGCTAATGCAAGGTCACGTCCTTTCTTGCTATTTATTGTAATATCTTTCCTTCTAACAGCAATAATTTCATTACCATCGGTTTCAATAACTCTAATTTTATCTAATCCAATTTGTCCAGCAACTTCAACCACCCCGTTACCCGCAATAATATTATTATCTTTGTCAATTAGGATTGAGCGACCAGCCCCGAGCGTCTGTAAAGACTTCTCCAAAAGTTTTAAACCTTTTGGAGTGTGCTTATTTGCGTTCTTATTATCAAAATGTAATTCGTTAATATTCATATTTTTCATATTAGAACGGACTTACGTAGTCATCTACTACTTTTGGTTTTGGCTTGTTAAGTTTTCTGTTTTTTGCTTTTGACTTGGTGGAGCCACCGCCACCACTTTCTGAACCGCTTGCCATACATTACCTTTTATTATTTGGTGATTAATTGTCTTGAACTTATTCAAGACTTGTGTAAATAAAATATCATTAAAATTATATAATTCTTTATTATTTTCTATCATTATTTGTTCTACATTTGCGGAGGAACGTAAGTTTGCAGACCCGTGAATTACGATATTGTGTATTCCAGTTTTAAATATTATTATTTTAGTATGAACCGCCGTTATAGCAACTTGCAACCTATTATCAATATCCAGTTTATCATATAGATACTCGATTAGTCCGTGCCTTTCGTGCCCATAAAAGTATATTGATAAAATTAAATTTAGTTTCTTGATATAACCACTTTCCATTAAGTTATATAAACTATCAATATTGTTAGCATTCAACGAAAGTGTTGAAATAGTCATTTCGTCCACGATTATTTGTTTTTCTACTAATAGAGCCTCAATAAAATCACCGAAGACAAAAGTCCCATTTACAATGGCATAAATCCTTTCATTTGGCATTAAACTTACAACTTTTGCTAAATCTTTTGCATATTCATAATTAACGTATTTTTCTTTTAATTCTTTTATTGCAATAGGTTTTAATATCCTTGTTTCGAATTGTCTAATATCATTATGCTCTAAATTCAAATCGTCCATTTCAAAAGAAAATAAGTCATCGTCTATCTTGAAGTCTGCAAATCCAGCGTTAATATTCATATTTAATTATTTTTTTATAATGTTTAATCTTTTCTGAAAGTTCTTTATAATCAATCTTATAAAATGATTTACTTATATTAGTTAAGTCATTAAAACTTTCCTCACCTAATTCAATAAATAAATTCTTAGTATAAGTATTTAGATTGCCTTTCAACAACATATTGCATTTATAGCATTGTGGTCGGCAATTATCCTCGTTCCAGCGAGTAGAGTAAAACCTTCTACTATGATAGTGACCGCATTGTAAGTCGCTCCAATGTAGTAACGTATTGCAAGTATAACACTCCGCATATCCATAAATATCAGCGTATTTTTGTCTAATATAAACGGAGAAAACCCTATCTAATTCTTTGATTATCTTTGATGTTAATTTCATTAATCCTTAAATAATAACGTTCTTAGTCAAAACAAAATTAACATATAAACAATTAATAAAAGACTATTTAAGACATTATTTAAGATTTGAAAAAATGTTGCTACATTGTATTAATTTTGTATTTGAAATACTAAAAGAAAAAATTATGGATATTTGGGTTGATGTTTTTAGAGGTGGAACGCATACCGACAGCGGTGGCGACACACACGAATGGACTTCGGACGATTTAGATACTATTGTTAATTTATACAACAATCAGGTTGAAGGTAATAAACACACAGCCCCAGTTGTGTTAGGACACCCTGAAACCGACTCGCCATCATTTGGGTGGGTTGAAAGTTTAAAGAAAGAAGGTTTGATATTAAAAGCCAAGTTAGTAGAATTGTCAGAGGATTTAATTAACGGCATTAAGCAAGGTGCTTATAAATTTCAATCAATAGCATTATATCCTAATTTGTTATTAAGGCACTTAGGAATATTAGGAGCAGTGCCTCCAGCGGTTAAAGGTTTAAAGCCATTGTCTGATTATTTCAGTGAAGGTGATTACAAGGTAATTGAATTTGGCGAAGAGCATTTAACCATTGAAATAGTCCAAAAGTGGATGAAAGAGCGTTACGGCGAAGAAGAAGTTCAAACAATGATAAAAGATTTATTATTAATTAAAAAAGAGGAAGTTGTGATGGAACAACCAACAAACGAGGTTAAATATTCTGAAAAGGAATTTAACGAATTACAGACGAAAATCAAAGAATTAGAGAATAAGAACCAAAACGTTGAATTTGATTTATTCTTTAATGAGTTGCTGCGGGACGGATTTGTTATCCCAGCACAAAAGGAAATAGTAAAGTCGTTAATTAATCCTAATTATGAATTTAGTGAGGACGGCAAAACTATTAACAAATATTCAGTTATGGAAAAATTCATTAAGAGTTTTCCAAAACAAATTGAGTTCAATGAAATAGCAACGAAAGAAGTAGAATTAAAGTCTGAAACAGACGAACAAACAAAGGCTTTATTACAAGCAATTAGAGGGGGCAAATAATGTCAAGTTATGGAATTACAAACACTGGCACGTTAGGTGCTAAGAGTATTGAAGCGAGTGGCGACGCTTTATATAAAGTAAAAGGAACTATTTTAAGCGGTGAAGGCGAACTAACAGCAGGAACCGTTCTATCTTATGCTTATGATGGCACTAAGTATGTTAAATTTGGAGCAGCAGCCGTAACAGGTATTGCAGTAACATTTACAATTGCAACTGATTTAGTTGGAAAAACGGCTCACGGATATAGTGATGATATGAAGATATATTTTTCAAGTGTAACTACTACTACTGGCGTTGCAACAAACGCAATCTACTATATTAAAAATGTAACAGCTGATACGTTTCAAATAGCATTAACACCTGGCGGAGTTCCAATTGATTTAGCAACTGGTAACGGAACGGGAGTAATGGTTATTCCTGCTGATACAGACACGGATAACATTAAAGCGATATTAGTTGAAGATATAGACGCAACAAGTGCTGATGTAGAGGCAAACATATACGTTCACGGAAAGTTTATTTTAGATAATTTAACAGCGACTACTACATTAGCAGTTGGAGCATATAGTAACGGAAACTTAATTTTTATAGATGAGGCATAATAATGGCTATTGATTTTTTAACAAACTGGCGAAGTTTAACGCAAGGCATAAATGATTTTGGGCAACAACCTACATTTCTAACTAAGAACGTATTTAAAGCGGTGGAGCCTCACGCTTCTGATGTTATTGATTGGGAGGTTTGGAGTAGAGCAAGTAAATTGGCTTCTTTTGTAGGTGATTACGATGACCCTATTCCGTCTTCAAAAGGGACTGGCATTGTTTATACGGCTAAAATTCCTAAGACTTCAAACATTAAGCATTTTACAGCAAAAGAATTATCTACATTCAAGAAATTAGCAGACGCTGGATATATTGGAGATGTTTCTCAAAAACTAACAGCACAGGCTAATTATGTTAAAGATGAATTATATTCTGAACAATTAGCAGTAATTAGAACCCGTGAGTATATGATGGCTAAATTACTGGTTGAAGGCACTTTAACAATTGGAACAAATTCAATCACAATGAATTATGAAAGTAACAAACAAACTTTCACGTTAGGTGCTGGTTCTAAATGGTCGGATACTGGAATTAATCCATTAACAACGATTGATACTTACAAGAAAACAATAATGAAAAGAGCAAATGCAGTGCCTAATATTTGTTTATTGGGTTCAAATGCAGCCGCTTCTTTTGTATCAAACGCTGATGTAATGAAGGCACTTGACAATAATCAATACAAAACTGGAGCGTTGGACTTAACGCAAGGTATGACCGAAGGCTCAGTAATTTACTTGGGAACTATTAGAGGCATTTCATTCTATGAATATGCTGGAGTTTATGACGATTCGGGTTCTCAAACTGATATAATGAACGCTAACAAGATTTGTTTGCTTGCTACTGACGACTCATTTAGGTTGCATAAAGCCCCTATTGAGAAAACTGATGGAGTATTTACAGACGATATTTATGTAAGAACGACCATCGACCCTAATGGCAACTGGAAGGCTTGGACAATTGAACAAAAGTCATTGCCGATAGTCCATAACAAGAACTTAGTAATCAGTTCAACCGTGTTATAATGTATATTACAGAAATAAATATGATTAGTTTATTAGGTGAGTCGATTGCAAGTCAATTAACAGACGACCAATTAGGCACTTATGTTAATACTTCTTTCCTTACTGATATTATAACTAATCAAACTGCATTAATGGATAATTATTTAAGAGGGAGATACACGCTCCCTCTTAGTAATTCCCATTACATACTAACAAATATTTGTTTTATACTTACTAAATATGAACTTTACAAAAGAAGGAACGCCGTAACTGATAGAATGCAAGCGGAGCATTTAGAAGCAATGAAACAATTAAACGATTTACGGAAAGGGTTAATCATATTAGATGAAACTAATGTAAGTTTATTTTCTGCAAGTGAATTAGATACGGTATTTACTAATGAATTATAGTGAAATTGAAAATAAGTTAGTTGAAAGGTTGAAAGAGTATCATAATTATGATATTTCAGTATTTCCAGACGACCCATCAGAATATATTTTAACGCACCCAAACGCTGGAATAGTTGTTAAATTTGCTGGTAGTAGTTGGAACGCTCCGCAAATTATCCAACAAGCCCTTTTAATCCAATATGAAATTTACATCATATCACGTATGAAAAGGCAAAAAACGTTGGACTTAATGGAAGAGGTTAGACAAACTTTAACTTCGGATTTTTTTATAGACAATTCAAGGTTTTATGTAACGGGTGAGAGTGAGTCCGAATATACGGACGGCACTTGGTATTATAAACTAAATTTAACATTACCATTTATATCATTACAAGGATATTAAAAATGAAAGATTTTTTTAACAAAATAACATCGGGCTGGGTAAATATTGTATTTGCCTTGTTTGGTTTAGTAGCAATAATTATTTTAGGATTAAACATCGTTGAAAGTTTTGATTTAATTTTAATATTAAATAAGATTTACAAGGCTGGTTTATTATTAGGATTATTTACAATATACAAAATGTTTTTTGCAAGCAAGGAGTTTGATAATGATACGAAAATTTCTGAAAATCCTATTGCTGTTGCTCTTGATAGTGGTTTGCTTATCCTTGCCCTTGCAATCGCAATCGCTGACTAATGCTCAAAAGTATATAGGTCATACGGAATTAGGATATAATAGAAGTCCTCTTATAGATAAATGGAACAAACAGGCTGGAGCGAAAGCGGGTTCAAGTTGGTGTATGAGTTTCGTTTATGGGATACATTTAGAAACCTATTCAAAACCTATTCTTTACAAAACTGCAAGTTGTTCAAGACAATTACAAGTAAGTAATAAGATAGGTTCAAAGGTAAGAGTAATAAAGACTACATTAATAGGGTCGTATAATATAAAAGAGGGCTCTATATTCATAATGAAGCAAGGCAAATTCAGTGAAAAGAACATCGGGACGATTTGGAATGGTCATACTGGATATATTGATTTAGATTGTGGTGATATGTGTATCACAATTGAAGGCAATACAAACAAAAGACTAACAAGGGAAAGCAAGGGCAGGGACGGAGTCTGGAAACTTGCAAGAAATAAACGAACATTTATAGCAATATTGGAATTACAATGATAGAAAACATTTTATTTTGGGCTGGAACGAGTTTAATATTAGTTACTTTTATAGTGTTAGGGTTCTTATTGAAGAGTGCATTTATTTCATTTAGGAACGAACTCCAAGAATTGAAGCAAGTAATGAGTGCTATATTAAACTTTATTTCAGCACAAAAAGAGAAAAACGAAAACATAATCAAAGAAGTCGGCGACTTATGGAATAAAGTTGATGAAATCGAGACAAAGCAAGACAAATTTAGTGAAATCCTAAATAAAATAAAAGTATTACATTTCAGAAATCATAACGAGCAAATATGAAAATATTAGGAAAAGAATATAATATCATAATGGTAAGTGATTATAATTTATTAACTGATAAACTGGGTTTGATAGATTATGCTACAAATACAATCTACTTGAAAGATAATCCAAACGAAGAGATAATGAAAGAAACGCTTTTGCACGAAGTAATACACGGCATTGAATTTGCATTAGGTTTGAATTTAACGGAACAGCAAGTAACAGCGTTAAGTAGTGGTTTATATGCAGTGGTTAAAGAGAATGGTTCTGATATAACGTTTGATTTTAAATGAAAAGAAATAACATATTGCAGACTATTAACATTATAGCAATCATTTTAATAATGGTTGCTATTGGTAATTATTTCTACAATAAGAAGCCTGAAACTATTTATTTAACAAAATATACAACTAAGATTGATACTATTGTTAAATTTAATACTGATACATTAACTATCAAAATACCTACTTTAAAGACGCTTTACACGCATAAAATTGATACGATAATAATTACAGAGGCTTTTGAGAAATCGTTTGATACAACAACAGCAAACGCTAAATTAGATGTAACGTATTACTTTCCGTCTGATACATTCAAAGTAAAGTTGCAAACAAAGATAACCGAAATATTAAGGACTGACACGATTAAGTATGAGGTAATAGTCCCAAAGAAAGACGAATATTATTACTGGCGATTAGGTGGTATGGCAGCAGCTGGTTTTATCTTAGGAGTAATAATAGCAAAATGAAAAAGTTAGGTATTCCATATATGGGCTCGAAGCGAGGCATTGCAAATGATATTGTTTCATTTATAAAGATGAGGCATCCAAATGCTAAATATTTTTATGATTTATTTGGTGGTGGTGGAGCGGTAAGTTTTGCAGCGTTGGACTATTTTGATAATGTAATTTACAACGAGTTAAATACTGGGGTCGTTGAACTATTAAAGAAAATATTGACAGATGGAGTTACCGAAGAGTTCTATCAGTGGGTAGATAGAGAAACCTTTCATAAGCATAAGGACTATGATACTTGGTTTGGTGGGTTAATTAAAACTTGTTGGAGTTTTGGAAATAAACAAAACGCATATATGTATGGAAATGAAATTGAAGAGTATAAACATCACGGGCATAAATTCATATTATATGATAATGACGAATCGAAAGAACATATAAAAGATGTATTGAAAGATAGTTATTACTGGCACTTGGATAATCTACCAAAGTTTGAAAAATGGCAAGACAAAAGATTATATTTTGTTGATATAATTCTGAAATTAGAAGCAATTAGAGTAACGAGGTTATACAGCGACTTGGTTTATAACGAATATAAGGATTTAAGTATTGACGAGTTTAAGGCTTTACGACAAAAAGAAATTTGTAGGACTATTGATAAGTATATCCCCGATATTCCAAAGAAGAATGGCAGAGGAATAGAAAGCAATAAATTGAGTGAATTGAAATATCTTCAACATCTTGAACACATTCAACGTCTTCAACACCTTGAACGAATTGATAAATTTGAAAGTCTTCAACGACTTAAAAATCTTGAACACCTTCAACGGATTGAAAAACTTGAACAATTTAAGCAGATACAGCATATTGAACATCTTGGACGGATTGAACATCTTGAACATTTTCAACATCTCCAACAACTCCAACATCTTGGACAGATTGAACACCTTGAAAATCTTAGACAAACTAAACAATTTACGTTGCTCAATCATAGTTATAACGAAGTGAAAATTACAACACCAATTGATGAAACAATTATTTACTTAGACCCGCCGTATAAAGACACGGGAAAATATCAGCACGATATAAACCACGATGAATTAATGGCATATATCAAAAATAGTAAATATCCGATTTACACATCGGGTTATAAAATGAATTTACCATCGGTTTGGAATGTAGAAAAACGTGTTTTGTTAAACAAAGTTAAAGCAAAAGTATCTAATGAAAATCTTTACATAAACGAAGCGGGTATTAAAAGTGCTGGAAAACGAGAAACAAAGCGGGCAAAAATGCAACTACAATTTAATTTCGGGAGTGCAGTATGAAAATTGAAATAGCAAAAAATTTTATTAAAGAAAATGCTGATTTATCTAATATTGAAATCGCTCGTAGGTTAGTAAATGAACATTATCCTAATGAAAACGTTGACGTTCTCCGAAGGTTAGTCGCTTTTATTAAGAGCGAAGACAATTACAATGAATTTACCGAATTTGAAGCAGCAGAAATGCCTGATAGTTGGTATTCTGAACCGAACCGATATGAATTAGAAGGTAAGGTCGCAGTCTTAAACGATATACACGTCCCTTTTCACGATAAATACGCACTAAATACAGCAATAAATTACATTGAGAAATATAATCCTGATTATTTGCTTTTAAATGGTGATATAGGTGATTTTTATGCTAATAGTAGATTTGTTAAAGACCCTAATTTGAGAGATACAGCGAAGGAATTGTCTATGATTAATCAATTATTAGATTGGTTGCAGTCAAAATTTTCAAGGATTATTTACAAAGAAGGAAATCACGAGGCTCGGTTATTCGATTATATAGCATCAAAAGCCCCAGAATTAGGTAATTTAGAAGGTATTAAGTTAGATAGGCTACTTAAACTACAAGAAAGAAACATTACTTTCGTTAGCAATAGAGAAAGGATTAAAATAGATAAATTATCAGTTATTCACGGGAACGAAATCCCAGCGGGTGGTATGATAAATGTAGCAAGGACTAAGATATTACGGGCGATGGGCAATGTTTTATTTGGTCATCACCACGTAACGCAAGATTTTACACAAAGAACGATTGACGATAAGGTAATAGGTTCTTGGGCAGTTGGTTGCTTGTGTGGATTGAGTCCAGAATATGCAAAATTTAATTCGTGGAATCACGGGTTTGCATTAGTGGAAACCTTGCAAGGTGGTGGTTTTGAAGTGCAAAACAAACGGATTATAAATAATAAAGTAATGTAATCCAGTGGAAAGTTGAAAGTTAAAAGTCTATAAAGTTGAAAGTAAATTAGTTAGAAGTGAAAAGTTTATAAAGTTGAAAGTTTATAAAGTATAAGGTTGAAATGATTGCAGGAAAATATAACATAACAGCGTATTTAAATAGAGATTATTACCAAATATTTACATTTGATATTAATATAAGTGCTTATACTTTTATTGGAGCGGTGGATAATAATGGTTCTGATGTTTATTTCACGATTATAAATATAGACAATAATAATATCGGCGTTAGTATGGATATAACAACGCTTAACAATTTCACTGCTGGTAGTTATAACTATGATATTAAGATGAATGACGGATTAAATAAGCAAGTAATTGAAGGTAAGTTTGTTATTTATAACACGGTATCATAATGGACATAACAGCGGTTGAAAATAGAATAAAGGTAGAGCCAAACGAAGAGGTCGTAAATATTACTTTTGGTGATGTTGTTAGTTTAACTACAAGTGAAATAAAGACTATTACCGAAAACTATCAATGTGGTGAGGATATTGGGAGCGGAAAAGCGGTTTATTTGTCAAATATCGGTAAAATTTATATGGCTGACAATAGCAATACTGATATAATTAACGCAATCGTTGGAGTTACAAAACAAGCGGGTTCAAGTGGTGATATTGTAGAAGTTGTAATTCAGGGCGAGGTTGGATATGTATTTGCCGACCGACCTGGAACTTACTATGTTTATCAAAATGGTTTGATGGATAACGCTCCACCCGCAACTGATGTAATTATAAGCGTTGGTAGGTATATTAGAAACGGGTATTTATTAGTAAATATTGGTAATTATATAATTAGAAATTAATTTTAAATAAAAGGTAAGACAATGGCAGAAAAATATTTGAAACAAGGCTTAACAGCAATAGAAGAAGTTGAAGCCAAAGCGTCCAGTGCAGGTGCTGGAGACGCTGGTAAAATCGTAGCATTAGACGGCACTGGCAAATTAGATACGACTTTAATGCCTTCGGGTGTTGGAGCGGATACATTAAGCGTGGTCGCCTCAGAGGCTTTATCGGCTGGTAATTTAGTAAATATCTTTGATGACGCTGGAACAACTAAGGCAAGAAAAGCGGACGCTACTGGTGGAGTTGCTAAAAAAGCAGACGGATATGTGTTGGCTGCTGTTACAAGCGGTGCAAGTGCAACGGTTTATTTTGATGGAACTATAACTGGATTGACAGGCTTAACTGCTGGCTCTAATTATTATTTAAGCACAACAGCGGGTGGGACTACAACAACAATTCCAACAGCGGCGACTAATATAGCACAACTTATAGGTAAGGCATTAAGCACGACCTCAATAAGTTTTGAACCCGGTGGAACTATAATAAGAGCATAAAAGTGGCAAAAGTATTAAAAATAGATACGACTGGAATAGTAGAAACTAACGTGCAAGATACTCTTGTTAGTGGAACTAATATCAAAACTATTAATTCAAATAGTTTGTTAGGTAGTGGTGATATTAATGTTTCTACTGAAAGCACGACTACTGGAACGAGTTTAACTATTAGTGGAGCGACTTACAATTTCCATTATATAACAATTAGTGCAAACGATTCGTTCAGTTTAAGTAATATTACTACAAATCAAATATACTATTTTATGATAACAAACAGCGGTGCGAGTGAAATTACAATCACGTTGCCAAATACGGCTGATGTAAGTAGTGCTGATACATTCACAATCGGAGCAAGTAAAGTAAAAGAAGTAAGTATGATTTACAATGGGACTAATAGGTATTGGCAAATCAGTGAGGAATTAGCGTGAGGACTACTATCATAGGTAAGAGTAAAGGCACAACTGCAAATGGAAAGTTTATAATGCAAATTGCAACTACGACAGCAAGTGAAGTTTTTACTCTCCCAAGTAGGTCAGGCTATACTTATAATTACACGGTATATTGGGGTGATGGAACTAATAATAGTTATACAACTTCTACTCAACCGACCCACACTTATGCAACAGCAGGCACGTATGATATAGAAATAGCAGGTCGCTTTGAGGCGATGTATTTTAATAATGGTGGTTCCAAATCATTAGTAAAGAAAATATTAAGTTGGGGTGGTAGTGAATTTGATGGCTTTAAATCATTAAGCAATGGATTTTATGGCTGCAATGATCTTAATGAATTAGCAGAAGGTGGGATAAAACAGCAAAGCGGGACTCCGATAACAAGTTTCGAACTCACATTTTATAATTGCAATAAAATCACAAGCCTTCCAGCAGATTTATTTAGATATAACACAAGTGTTACAACTTTCGGCGGCACATTTTATTATTGCAGTATCACAAGCCTTCCAACCGATTTATTCAGGTATAACACAAGTGTAACAAGTTTCCAAAGCACATTTGGTTCTTGCAATAAAATCACAAGCCTTCCAGCAGATTTATTTAGATATAACACAAGTGTTACAACTTTCTATCAAACATTTAATTATTGCAGTGGTATCACGAGCCTTCCAACCGATTTATTCAGGTATAACACAAGTGTAACAAGTTTCCAAAGCACATTTGGTGCTTGCTATAAAATCGCAAGCCTGCCTGTAGATTTGTTCAGATATAATACAAGTGCGATGATTTTCGATAGTACGTTTTATAATTGCAGTGGTATCACAAGCATTCCAGTAGATATATTTAGGTATAATACAAGTGCTACAAATTTTGGTGGTGTATTTTCTTTTTGCAGTAGTATCACAAGTCTACCATCTGATTTATTTAGATACAATACAAGCGTTACAAGTTTCTATTACGCATTTGGTGGTTGCGGTAAAATCGCAAGCATTCCTACCGATTTATTCAGGTATAATACAAGTGCAACAAATCTCGGCGTTGTATTTTATTCTTGCAGTAGTATCACAAGTATTCCAGTAGATTTATTCAGGTATAATACAAGTGCTACAAGTTTCTATTACGCATTTAATGGTTGCGGTAATATCACAAGTATTCCAGTAGATTTATTCAGATACAATACAAGTGTAATAGATTTTCAATACACATTTTATGGTTGCAGTAAACTAACTTTACGAGCCGATATATTTGGAACGGATTATGCGAATCGCTTTTTAAACAAATCGATTAATTTCAGTAATTTTGCACGCATTGGTAGTTTCACTGGGACGCAAGGCACAGCCCCTGCATTATGGGACTTTGATTACGGCACTGGAACACCTACAAAAACAGACGCTTTTCAAGGGCATTCAGCATCGTCAGTAAGTAATTTTTCATCAATACCAGCGGAGTGGTTATAATGTTATACTATATAATAAACAATAGACTAATAGGATACGAACAGCAGTTAGATGGTGCTTTATACAATTATCCTAAATTAACAGAAGAGCAAGCCACTTTTTACGAACTGCATAAATGTAGTTTGCAAGAGGCTATTGATATGATATTAGCAGTTCCTTATGAACCTGATTTAAGCGAGTTGAAGGCACAGCAAAAGCGAATGTATTCAGATATGGCTTTTGAAATTAGAAGTGAGTTAGTGCCAGACTACAAACTAATCAATGCGGGTTTAGGAATATATTCTGAGGCTGATGTAATTAAATTTAGAAATTATGTTACAGCATTTAGAACAGAATTTTACAGGTTGTCTGTTTTAATAGATGGAGCAACTACAAAAGAAGAGTTAGATTTAATCAATGATAATTATAGAGAAATTGAATTATGACAAACAAAGTATCAAATATGGAGATGGTGGATAAGGTATCGGATATAATTCAAAAGTCTATATTAATGCAAAATACTTTTATTAGGTCTGCTCTATACGAATTATTTATGCAATATGTAATCACTGATAAACATAAACTGGAAAAAAAACCAATAGAAATTGACGATTATATTACTAAGAAGTTAGACGATATTTACAACGAAGGACTTTTGTAAGGTAAAATATGTTAATTAAAAAACTTAAAACAACAAACGGAAGAGATTATTTAGAAGTTTTAAACGCTTCGGAGGTGGTCGTCGATGTTACGAACTTTGATAATAATTTAAGTTCAACTGATGTAGATTTGCAAACCGCATTAGAAACGATTGATGAAATTTCTGCAAGTGGTGGTGAAACGGTAAATGTTGAAACACTTACAGCAAACAAAACCTTGACGGCTTCTGATGCTACGATACAAATACTACAAACGGGCTCGGCAAATAGAATTGTAAATTTACCAGATGGATTAACTATCGGACAAAAATTCGTTATTTGGAACAATAATGAATATACAAGTAGTTATTATTTAGATGTTAAATATGTAATTACAAAAGATAAAATTTATTCTCAAAAGAAAACTGAATTTTATTGGGACGGAACGAATTGGTATTATAGTAACGAATCGAATGTAGCAATAGGTAATAGTGCAAATGTCAATATTGGTGGCGTAGCAATAGGCTATAATGCAAACGGAAATAATTCTGGAGCAGTATTGGGCTATAATGCGAATGGAGATACCGCTGGAGCAGTGGTAGGCTTTTATGCAGATGGAAATTATGAAGGTGCAGCGGTAGGTTATGGAGCAAATGGGAGTAGCAATGGAGCATCAGTAGGATATTATGCAAATAGTAATAATTATGGAGTTGCATTAGGCTATGGAGCAGATGGTTATAATCAAGGAGCGGTAGTCGGTAGTTATGCAAATGGGGTTGGTTATGGAGTTGCATTAGGTCACGAAGCAATCACTAACTACAAACAAAGTGGGACGGTTGCAATAGGAACTCATTCACAAGCGGAGCGTAATAGAGAAATCGTTTCAACTGCTTCAAGTTCAGCTTTGAATAAAGCACAGATGACTATCCAGAAATATAAAGAAACTGATATACCTAACAATACAAGCACGTGGGTTGAATTATTCGTGGACGCTTCTTCAAGTAGGTTAGTATTACTAACCAATTCAGTTTATAATTTCTTCGGTGAGTTAAATTGTTATAGGATAGCAACGAACGATAATATTTTATATCCTCTTGGAGCGGTTAAGGGTTGGCAATTTACTGGCTTGATTAAGAACGTGGCTGGAGTAGTTGCATTAGTTGGAACACCTACTATAACTTTATTAGGTTGCGACACTGATGGTGATATAGGTAATGTAGATATGCAAATAGAGGCTGACGATATAAATGATAGTTTGAAATTATCGGTTTATATTCCGCTTGGAAGTGGTGGGCAAACTTATAGATTTAGTGGCAATATTTTTGCAAGTGAAACGAGGATGTAAATCAGTTGAAAGTTTGTAAAGTATAAAGTAAATTAGTTAAAAGTATAAAGTTGAAAGTTAAAAGTTGAAAGGTGGTTATGGCACTAACTAAAAATAATAAGTATTTAAAAATTACATCAATCCAGTTTGATTTTTGGAGTGATAATTATCATATTGCTTATGCAATATTTGATAACGAACAACATAGATTAGACTATAAAAATGCAATATCAAAGGTCGAGCCTGAAAGAGGTTTATATAACGGCTTCGGTTCTATTGAAACTGAAATAACAAACGAAATTAATAAATTAACAGCAAAAGACTCGGTTTATTACTCATCATATCAAACGCTTAAAAATGATATGTTTTCTGATTGGGTGGATTGTTAGGGGGCAATATGTATGAAATGGCTTTTAGTCCAGATTTTTTAATCGGTGATATTATTTACTTGAAAACTGACAAAGAATTTAAACGACCTTTCAAGGTGATTGGTTATTTGATTGATGAAACTACTAACTTCTACTATCATTGTAGAAACGAATATTTAGACGATTATTATTCACAAATTGAAATTTACAATAACAATTTAAATTAAGGAGGCATTATGCCAACAATGGATAAAAAGGTTATCCTACAAGGGACACCATTAGTATGGGTTCACGAGATTACTGGTGCAAGTGAAGACGCAATCACTGCATTATGGAAATTTGACAATGCTCAAAGCGTGGAGGCAACTTTAAAGTTGGCTTCAAGTGCTACAAGCGACACCGAACAAATTGACTTAGGTAGAGCAGACGGGGCGACTATTAAATATGACAAAAATACTCTTGCTATTAGTGGAACAGACGAAACGGACGTTACACCCGCTGCAAGTTCAACAGACGCTACTGGTTTAGGAGTTGTTAAATTTACCTTGAACGAGGCAGATTACGACTCGACTACTTGGACTGAATTTGTTGCAGAATTAAAAAGTAAAATGAATAACAAGTTCTTTATTACGATTGGAACTGGTCAATCACTTTACTCAATGAATAACACAAGTTACAAAAAACCCGATGGGTTTATTCATATGATAGGTAAAATAAACGCTGATGTAACTTTGAGTTGGGCTGGTAACACTCCAACAACAATAGCATTAGAATTTGTTTCATATAAAGCAACTGCATTAGTGGACGCTGATATTACTGCTTTATATGATGGTTCGACTTTAAATGGTATCGTATGGAAATTAGGTGGAACTACTATAACAATTTACCCACCTGTAATAACTGCTGGTAATGCTACTTCATTGCATACAAGTGGCGATATTGTAGTTGTGCAGAATATCACTACTTGGGCATAATGAAATTTAAGCAATCATATACTATTTATGAAAGTGATTTCGGAAGCCGTGAGGTAATCGTTGTAATTAGTGATAGTTACAGCGACTTATTCACGGCGACTGATGGTAATTTAGTTAGCAATATCCAGATTAAAAACGTAAAACAAGAGTTAAACATTGAGGAAAATAGTTTTGCCATTGATAGTTTTCAATTTACAATTCGTGAAACCTCTTCAATAACTGAAAATGAAAAGAATTGTTTAAGTTTTGTTTTGCACGCTTCGGATTTAAAAAGGTTTCGTTTCATTGGAGTATTTTTTGATAGTGTAAGTGCTGACAATAAATTATTTGCTGGACAAATTTCAAGTAAAATTAGTGGCGATGATATTTATTACACTTCAAGTATTTGGAGTATTGAAGGAACACAGCGAGAATATAGTTTCACGGCATTAAGTTTTGATATTAGTATTTTAGAAAAGGTTTCATTTAATTCAAACATTGAGAAAGAAGACGGAACTTTTGTAAGTGGAGTTTATGAAAGAATAGACGCAGACGCAAATTTTATTGATTATTGTGGCTTTTCAAGTAAAGCGAGTTTTTTCTTGGCTAATAGAACTTATTTTACATATCCAATCGCTCCGATTTACAATGTAATACGAGCATATTTGGCAAAGGCGGGCGATATATTAACGGAGTTGTTAGGTTATAGCGTCCCTCTTGTGTTAGAAGAAAGTGTTTTGGACTTCAAAGTTAATACGATGGCTTATGATTTTACGAGTAATATTAACTATCATACATATTGCACCGCTGAACAAATTGTTTCAACTACTAAATATAATGCAGAAATTAAGTTAGACGATGGCTTATGGATACATAGAGGCTTTATTCGTTCAAGTCTAACTGGTCATAAAAATGCGGATTACGAAACCGATATGAGCTTCGAACAATTTGATAACATTGCAGAATTTTTGAGTTCCATTGCTAAAAGTTTGGGTTGTTTTGTAAGGATTACTGAAACCGCTGGTTGTTATTACTTTAAATTTGTTAGTAGAGGTTCGATGGTTGAAAGCGATGAAACTTCATTAATAGGTTTCAAAGAGGGCTCTATTGATACAAGTTCGGTATTAGTTAAAGAAGGTAATGAATATTTCTCTAAATCTACTTACTGGACTGCTGACGGCGTCGACCTTTTAGATATAGATAGAGATAAACACGAAACATCGGAAAAATTGGAAAAAATAGGTAATAAAATAGCTGAAGCTGAAAAGAAAAAAACTGAATTTGTTCGACTACTTTTCTCTACTGCTCCCGTATTAAGAGCAAAATGGTATTATGCAGGCGAGGTAATACTAATGATACCTATTAATGTTCTAAATGGACACGACACATTAATAGAGGCATACACGAATGCAAGTTATGAACCTATCTTCTACAACACACTTGAAGTTGAAGAAGTTTTAACTACAACTTTATATATTAAAAACCAAGAAGTGCCGAAAGGGACTTGGACAAATGTTTATAGACCTGCATACAATATTAGTGTAAATGTAAATAATACTGAATATGAATTTAACACAATTACGGATTATGTAAATTTTTTGATTGGTAGAGAAAAGCAATATTATGAAACTGAAAGAAATTTAACTATTCCTTATTGGAACGGGTTCAGAAAAGACAGCGTTGATAGTTGGAAAAATCTCAAATTAGGTGCAAAATTTAACGAAACTATAAATGTAAGAGATTACACGGGCGGGGTTTGGAGCGAAAGCACTATTACAAAAACTTACATTATAACAAGTATTGAGTGGAGTTTGGAAAAGCCAGAGGTTAAGATTAAAGGGCAATTAAGTGAAAAATTTTCTTTTATAACACCTTCGGCAACAACAGCATTAGTTGAAAGTTTTTCAGCAGACCCAAAAACTGGAGCAGAATTATCGGACGATATTGTCAGCGGAGTAGCATATTCGGACATTACTAAATATCAAGCCGTTTCAATGCTATCAAATGGTCAGTTCGTTCCATCTACTCCAGCTTTATACGCAACGTTGGCTGGAATTGCTTTAAGCGATGCCTTAGCTGGTGAAAACTTCTATTATCAAATCAATGGTAATATAAACAATGATTTCGGTTTCACTAATATAGGTTTCGAGTTAAGAGTAGATACTGGATTAGCAACAGACTGGAACTATATAGATGACTGGTCGGGTTTTGATAATACCGATTACAAACTTTTAACGGTTGGCAGAGTGCTTACAGAATCGAGTTTCAAAATAACATTAAATGAATATATATTAAATGAACCAATATGACAACAATTTTTAAAAATGTATTATTTAGATACGAAACGACACCTTTAACAAGTTTAGTTTATGACAGCACAGCAACAAACCAAAAAACTTTTAATTGTATAATGATAGATTACAACCCTAATGTTGCAATTGATAAGGGTCGTTTAATGAATGGTAAGGGATTTGCACACTCATTGTATAATTTTTTAAGTTGGGATATTTCAATCGGAGCGGACGAAATTGACCAAACGAATTTAGACTTTTTATCGGACTTTTGGACTGCTGGTTATAAATACATTTTGCCATCGGTTTCTACTTCTTACTCAGGGAATTATAAATTAGTTGGAACTGATGGCGGGAAATTACCCGTTGAAAGATTAGATGATTTAGTATTTTTGAAAGAAATTAAATTCAACTTTGAGGAATTATGATTAAGGCTTTTTATAGATTGCTATCATCTAATATGAATAATTATCACGATGGAATGGCAATAATGCCAATTCGTGCATTAAGTATCTATACAGACGCTGGAGACGGATATGAATACTTACAAATAGAAAAGGAAAGTAGTTATAACATTAAGCCTATAAGCGTTAAAAATCATTATGGTAAAAGTGTTGTTTATGCCTATCAGGTTGATTTTACAATTTATGTATTTAGTAATAGGTTTGATACGGTAGAAGGTGGAACAGACCATTTCTTTTTTGACGATTTAGACGCTTTATTGGGACAGGATTACAAGGTAAAAATCTTTTTAGGAAACGAAGAGCCCGGATTTAGTGGCTGGTGGTTAGATTACGACCCTAATTTAACGCTCCCGCTTAGTGATGATATATTAACACAAATGACAAACGCAACAAGTGGTATGACGATGGATTTAAGAAAATCAGTATCAGTTACTTATGAAATTGAGAGCGTTGAATATCGTCCGAGATTAAAGTTCGTTGGTAGTGGTTATATAAGGTCGTTAGTAGATAATGCTAATTATGACGAAGACTCGACACTTATAATTAAATCATATTTAAGCGTCTTCAAATAGATGGATTACATTAAAAAACTTTATAAATATTTTGATAACAAATTAATAGGTGCAGTTTATGAGCGATTTATTAGAAATAATAGATAATAAGAAAATTGAATTTGAGCATTCAGGGAAAAAATTCATTTATGATTTTAACGAATTAAGTCTTGAACAAGCGGAAATGTGTCGAGAGATTGGAACTTTCAAACTCCAACAAGTTGAAAACGCTGTTGATGTGGACGTGCAAAAATTCATTAATAGCAAAGGTGCGGAGTGGCGACTAATGCTTTTAAGTTATTTAATCTTAGAAGTTAGAGGCGAAAAGGTTTTGCCTTTTGAAAGAAGTAAAATTCCAGATTACGAAAAGTTTATCAAAGGGATTAAAATGATAGACTACAAGAAAATGGAGGCAGCGATAGACGATTTTTTTACAAATATCGGTTTATCTCCGATTACATCAATATTACAGCAAAGCATAAAGAGGAAGCAAACAATAGAAACGTTATTACCTTTGCTGATGAAAACTCAAATGACTTTATAAGAGAACTTGAAAAGAAACAAAGATTATATAATGATGATGAATTACAATTAAGATTATTAAGAAGAAGGTATGATATTTGGCAGACTTGGTTTTTAGACAAAGACGTTAAAAAACAGAAAGAAGTTTTAACATATCCTTTTGTTGAAATAACCTTGCAAGTTGAAAGATTAATCAAAAGCCTTTAACAAGGCTTTTTTTACATAGGTTGAAATATGAAATATGAAATGATATTGGATTTTCTGATAAATGCAAAAACAAACCCAGAAAGTCTTAGAAATGCACAAAAAACAATTGAACAAGCATTAAGTGCAGCCGCTCCGAAACTTAATTTAGACGATAAACAAATTAAGCAAGTAATGGGCGACTTTAACAAACTTCTTAATATGACCGAAGTCGAATTAGGTGATTTAAAAAAATCCTTAGCTGGAATGGAATTATCGGATAATTTACAAAAGGATTTTCAAAACTTAATTAAAGAGTTTGAGAATGTAGATAATATTAACTTTGACAGCCTCAATAAAGCCATTGACGACTTAAACTTTGATGAATTAGGTAAAATATTCACGGACTTAGAAAAGGTTGCAGAAAGCACTAATTTTGAAGACCAAATCAAAGGAATGGCAAAAGCATACACAGAGGCAGAAACAAAAGTTAGACAGCAATTAGATACTCAAAAGAAAGCCCTGAAACAAATGGAACTAACAGGGCAAACTGGAACTGAAAGTTATAAAAGATTAAAAAATGAAATTGCTGGAGCGGAGAAAGAACTTAAAAATTTAGGTGGCAGTGCTGGTGAAACTAAATCAGTAATGGATAAAATGGCGACTTTTGGACTTGCAGCACAAGGTATTCAACAAGTTGCTGATAGTTTAGGTATGTTCACCTCCGATTATATCGGTTTGGATACAGCAACCCAAAAAATTAAAACATTAGGTGGGACTGCGAAGGAACTTGCTCCTAATTTTAGAGAAATGGCGATTGAAATGTCCAAAAATTTACCTATTGCCTCAACAGAAATAGCAAACGCAACTTATGAAGCACTATCGGCTGGTATTAATGCAAGTGAGAAAGATATTTCTGCATTTATGGAAGCAAGTAGCAAGTTAGCAGTTGGTGGAGCGGAAAGCGTTGGTAATTCTGTAAATGTTTTGAGTAGTTTAATCAATGCTTATGGATTAAAGGCAACAGACGCAACTAAGGTATCAGATGAATTATTTACGACCATCAATTTAGGTAAAACAAATTTACCTGAATTGTCTGCAAGTTTATCACAAGTCATTCCAACAGCAGCAGGGCTGGGGGTAGAGTTTAAAAATGTTGGAGCGTCTTTGGCATTAATGACCGCTAACGGCATTCCTACAGCCCAAGCAACAACTAAATTAAACGCTTTATTCGTAGAAATGCAAAAACCGGGTGCTGAACTTACAAAGACTTTGAGTGCCGCTGGTGTTAGTGTTGATAGTTTGAAAAAGCAAATAAGTAGTGGCGATTTTTATGGTGCATTGGATAGTATGAAAGGGGCTTTTGACAAAGCTGGAGTAAGTGCAACGCAGGCTTTTTCAAGCGTGGAATCGGGTGCAGCGTTCCAGACTTTAACGAAAGATATGGGCAAATTAAGAGGAACAATCGATTCGTTTGCAAATAGTGCTGGTGCTACTGAAAGTGCTTACGGCGATATGAGCGACGGCATTGAAAATAAAATGCAAAGTTTAAAAAATGCAATATCAAATATTTTCATAGGTATTAATGATGTTTTCGGGTCAGGTTTTGCAACGACCGTTGGAGCAGCACAGCAATTAGCCCCGATTATGATAACCTTGCAAGGTTTGGGCTCTATTGTCCCAGCGGGCACTGGAAAGAAAATAACAGAAATGGCAACCGCAATTGTTAGCAAATTAGTGCCCGGCTTAATAATGCAAACAGCAGCAACAGAAGGGGCTGAAGCAGCACAAACAAGGTTAAATCTAAAAGTGTTAATGAACCCTTACGTCCTTGCAGTTGCGGGCATTGTAGCATTAGTGGCATCTTTACATTTCCTATCAGACGCTTTACACGAAACAGCAGCAGAAAGAGCGGAAGAGGTCAAGGGTGAGCAGGCGGCAGTCGATAGTCAAATCCAATTAGCAGAAAAACAAGCACAAATTACAAAATCAAAGGCTGGCTTAATTGATAGTTTTAAGAACGAAGGCGAGGCAGCTATGAATAACGCCGATTTACTTCTAAAACTTTCACAAGCATACCCGGGAGTAATTGACAAAACGAAATCATACTCGGAAAACTTGGAAAAGTTGAAAGGTGCTGGCGATACTACTCACAAAGAACTGGATAAATTAGGTAATGAATTAATTAAGTTAGACGCCCAAAAGTTGGAACTTGATTATAAAGTCGCAAAAGTTAATGTAGAAGTAGATAAGGAAGGTATTGAAGACAGCCTTACAGACGCTTTTGGGACTTGGGGACTAACAGACGCAACCGAGTGGTTGTTTGGCACAAGTGGAGCAAGAGCAGACGCTGAGGCAATGATTAAGCCTTTCACGGACGCAATCTATAAGGCAAGCGATTCGGAAGAACTTAACAAAGCTGCATTAGATATGCAAATGGCAATTTGGAACAATCCAGAATTTGCAGAATTAGATGACAAACAAAAACAAATTGCAGTTGAGAAAGTCCAAAAAATGGCAGATAGTCAGTCAAAAGTTATTCAAGCGAATAATGAAAAAATGGCAAAACAATCTACATTATTATCGTCCCAAGTTAAGCAAGGTTTAATATCAGAAAGTCAAGCGGTTGAACATCTTAAAAAACAATACGGGCTCTCCGATACTGAGGCTAAAAAACTTTTGAACACCCAAGAAGATAACACGGCAGAAGCACATAAATTATTAAAGAATGTAGAAGATATTACTGGTAGTTTTGAAAAGGCAAAAACAGCGGCGACAGGTATAGTTGCGGGAGCGACTTCAAAAGCCACTGATTATGCTTTACAAATTAAAAATATTCAAAAAATGATTAGCGACCCATCGTATCGACCCGAAGGAGTTAGTCAAAGCGAATTAGAAAAACAATTACAAGATTATAAGAAGTTATATGACGCTGAAATTAAACAAGGTAAATTAGAGCAACAAAACGTTAAAACATTAGAAAAAATCGAGGCTCAGGTTAAAAATGCAATCGACCCGCAAGTAAAGGAAAAGCAAGAGAAAGATTATTTGGCGGAACTACAAAAGCAAGTTTCAGAAAAAGAAAAGGCAGCAGCACAGGATAAAATCCTTTTCGATATCGCTCAAAAACAAACAATCTTAGGAGAAAAAAGAAGCCGTAATGAATATGATGATTTTTTATTAAATCAAAAAAATTTAGAACTACTTAACACACAGAATAAAGAATTTTTAGAAATCTTAGAACAGCAAGGAATTGAAGTTGAAAAAATTGACGGCAAAACCGAATTGAAGTTCAATAAAAAAATGAGTTCCACGCAAAAGGAAAACGTTAGTAATTATGTTAAAGACTACTTACTCAATATACAAAACGAAATGCAAACAACAGAAATTGCTGGTAAGGAAATTACTCTTAATGCACAATTTGAGTTACAAGAAGAACAAGCAAAATTAGACGAACAAATAAGAAAAACAGAATTTGAAAAAATTAAAATACAAATTGAGTTGGGAACTGCAAATATTGAAGATGTAGAGCCTATTGTAAAATATTATGCAGATTTAAGAGAACAAGCAAAAATTGAAGCCGACAAACTTAATAAAGAACTGGAAGATTTAGACGCTGAAACTAAGTCTAAAATTGCTTTTGCAAATGGCAACGAAGTATTAATTGCAACTATTACGACCGCTTATGCACATCAAAAAACGGCTTTATTAAAAAACATATCCGAGCAAACTACTATTATTGAAAACAATCAAAATGAAATTGATAGTATTTACAAAGATAGTTTTGCAGTCCGCAATAAGATGATAGATGAATGGTATGCAAAAGAAAATGAGGCACTTGATAATGAAATCGGAATTATGAAAACTAATAGAGATTTAGTTAAATCATTTAATACTGATGGAGCAGACCAAAAAACTTATGATGACAAAATTGCTAATTTAGATAATTTGAAAGATAAAGAACTTAGTAATATTGTCTATTTAGATAAAATGAAAATCCTTTCAACGAAAGATATAGAACAAAGAAAATTGGATATTGAGGAAGAGTTCCAAGCTAAAAGATTAGAAGCAGAGAAAGAATTTCAAGGACGTAAAAGGATAATTGAATTAATTGGTAATGGTCAAGATTTAGAAATTGAAAGAAAGTCGGGCGAGGCAAAAGCCCGATTAGATGTAGAAAATACAGAGCAACAAATACAGGTTTTAAAAGATATGCGGGCTAAGTTAGGTGACGCCTTTTCTATTGAAGACACTAAGCAACTTGCAGAGTTGGAAAAAACACTAATCAAAAATCAAACAATATTAGAAGAGAAAGGCGGTTATTTAAATTTAGCAGCGGAGGAACTTGGCAAATCTATAAACGAGTCTTTAACTAATATGTTTGCAGGTGATAGTGAAGCAGCAGGCAATTCACTTAAAAAGTTCTTTTTAGTTATTAGTGGAGTAATGGTTCAAGGTTTAACGGACTATCTAAATAAAGTTATATTAGAGTGGTTTTTAAAAGCAATAGCATTCTCTCCAGCTGACCCTTTAACAAAGTTATTAATCGCCCCCGTCCTATACGGGTTAATTTCAGCGTCTGTGAAAGCAATAGCAATGCCATTACTGAAACCGCTATCATTTTCGTCTGGTGGTGTTATTGATAGTAATTCGCTTATTCAAGTTGGAGACGCTTCAATTTTAGGTGGTGAGAATAAAGAATGGATATTTAGAAACGACCAATTAAAAACGTTGGTTGCTTCAATAGTCCAAGCCTCAAATTATAGTTTGTCAAGCAAGTTAGATAATTTGACAAATATCTTAGCAACACAAAACTTAGAAACAAGAATTAAGGGAGAGGATATTTATTTAAGTATGAAACGAACACAATATAATAATAAGTTAAGAAGTTATTAAAAAAAATCCCGAGTATCAGCTCGGGACTCAAAAGGAGTATTTTTGAAAATAAAGCAATGCTCTACAATACAAATTTACTTATAGTTTATTAATTATAATCATTTAGTTATAAACAAACACGCATAAAATCCAATATAAATCCAGTTTTGCACAAAATTAGTTAAAATAGTGTGTAATTTCTTACACATAATTTAAAAAAGTGTGTAATCCTAACAAAAAATATTAAAAAACTAAGAAAAATTTCATTTATTTTGTCAAAAAATATTGTTTATTTGATTTATTTTCGTAATTTTGTATTGTAAGATTTGCACAACACAACAAAACTTACATTTTTAAAAGAAATAAAGGAGATTTGAAACGATGGAAAATTTAGTAAAAACAATGGACGTGCACGGGACTATTAAATATAAACTAAACGGAGAGTTTCACAGAACCGATGGTCCCGCCGTTGAATACAAAAGCGGACACAAAGAATGGTATAAAAACGGAAAATTTCACAGAACAGATGGTCCCGCTGTTGAGTATGCTAACGGAAATAAACATTGGTTTAAAAATGGAAAAGAACATCGTAAAGACGGTCCCGCTGTTGAATATGCTGACGGGAGTAAAGCGTGGTTGTTGAATGGCAAAAGACACAGAATAAATGGTCCCGCTGTTGAAAATACCGATGGATACAAATCGTGGTGGCTGAACGGTATTCAATACACCGAAGAAGAATTTAAAAATAAAATAAAGGATTAAATAAAATGGAAACGAAAATGAAAAAATCAGATTACGCATTAGGGATTTTCCTGTTTATATTAATTATAAGCGGGGAAGGCATAACAACTTTTTTAACAAATTTAATATTAGGAGTATAAAATGGACGAAAGCAATGTTAGAGAACGTAGGAATGATTATAATTATTCTATTACACTAAATGCTATTATTGACCTAAACGGGATAATTCTCGATTTAATTGAAACTGGGAATGAAAGTAAAGATTTACTATTTATAGAAAATCAATTAAATGTAATACGCAAATTAAATCTAATTTGCACTAATCTACTGGGAGCAAAATTATGAACGACTTTGAATTTACTTACAAAAATTTAGATATTGTTATAACTGATATAGAAATTGAAGGTGATAGAGAAAACTATTATCCAATTTTTGGGAGTGCTTCAATATTTACACACAATCCAAATTCAAAAAAATATCAAGAGTCCGATTTATTATTTATTGATTTAGATGTAGATAATTTAGCAACGGATATATACGAAGAATTTGATAAACGATACAGAAACGAATTTACTACTGATGAATTATTTGAAAACATTAACGAGGGCATATAATGAAATTAATTAAAGAAAGTGAAAGTTTATTGATTAATCAAACCAATATATTAATTTATGGAGAGGCTGGAGTCGGTAAGACGTCTATTGCTTCAACTTCTAAAAATCCAATCTTACTGGACTTTGATGAGGGAGCATATAGGAGCGGATACAGAAAAGATATTTTAAAGATTAGTGATTTTTCAGAAATTAAAGACGATTTCAAAAACTTTATTAATATTATAAGCGAGTATGATACTATTATTATTGATACAATCGGCTCGCTGCAAGATATGATTAAAAGTTATTTGATTATCAAAGACCCAAGTCTAACTAATAAACGAAAGTCTTTTGAACTTTGGGGTAATATGCTAAGTGAAACGATGGACTTTTTTAAAATTGTTAAAAGTTTGAAAAAATCTACAATTTCAGTTGCACATATACAAGAAAAAATGAGAGGCGATGACATCATTAAGAGACCCGTTATTGCTGGACAAAGTAAAGATCAATTATATAGATTGATGGATTTTATCGGATATATGTATTTCAGAAACGGATTAAGAGAAATTACATTTAGTCCAAAAGATGACGGCGTTGAAGGTAAGAACACTGGTGGTTATTCTGATATGAAAGTCCCTAACGTAATGGACGATAATTATTTTGAAATAGAAATGATTAATATGCTTGGAGCGGTTAATAATCAAAATAAATCCAACGAAGAAGCAATTAAAGAAATTAAATTCTATAAAGAAAAAATTGCAGACTTTACAAGTGCCGAACATTTCAACAATCTTTTGAAGTCAATAACAGACGTTAAACAGAAAAACATAATTTGGGAGATGTTGCTCGATTTTGCAAGAAAATTAGATTTAAATTATGATAAAACCAAGAAGGAATTTAAATGAGACTTTCAGTAACAACGCTTGAACAATTTAATCGGTTTATGAATGGAGAAATAAACAAAAATGAATTGATTGAGAGATTAACAACAAAATTTGAAGGCAACGCATTCACGGAGCGTGGGACGAGGTTTCACACTATAATTGAGAATTACGATGAAATAAACTACTCACACAGCGATTATTCTTTTTACGAAGACCAGATTAATAGTTTCGTTTCGGATATTAAAGACTATAAACAAAACGGCATTCCAGAGGTGAAAGGGACTAAGGTTTATAACTTCGGTGAAGAGAGTGTTACATTAGTTGGAAAGGCTGATTACTATAAAGGTAATTCAATTTTAGAGTTGAAAACTACTTCTTACTATAATGCAGAAAGTTACGATAATTCAATCCAGTGGCGTGCTTATATGGTCATATTTGGAGCAAACGAGGTCGTTTATAAGATAGCAACACTTAAAGAAAGTAATTCAATGATTTCAATTGAAAAGGTCGACACACTTGTTAAAACATACTACGAGGAAATACCTGACGAATTACAAACACTAATAAAAATGTTTTTAAATTTTGTAAAGATGAATGATATATGCTTGGCAAATTAAAAGAAATAATATTAGATGTTTATGGAATAGATGATTTTAATACAAAATCAAATGAAAGAATTTATGCCGATTCACGAATACAATTCATTTATCGCTCTCGTAGATTAGGTAATAAATTAAGTTCTATTGGTTCTTATTTACATAAGCATCATTCAACAATATACAATGCTTATAATCAATATATTAATTTTACTCAAACTAACAACCAAGAATTTATAAACAAAAGTTCTTTAATTGATGAAGCAATTGAAAAGCATTACCATAATCTTATTAAACAGGGCTTGTTTGGTGATGATGTTAGGAAAGAATTAAACATACTCTATAACAATGCGGTTATATTTGTGAATAAGGCAAATGCTCCTAAAAATGTTTTGTCTAAGAGTATGATGAATACTAAAATTAAATTTTTGTGAGGGATTAGATGGAGTATAGTTTTGATATTGACCTTGCAACTAAATTAGGAGCAGACGAAGCGATTATGTTACGAAATCTAATTTACTGGATTTTTAAAAACAAGGTAAATGATACTAACTATTACGATGGTAAGTATTGGACTTATAACAGCAGTAAAGCATTTAGTAAATTATTCCCATTTTGGAGTGAAAGACAAATAAGAAGGATATTATTAAGCCTAATGAATAAGAATGTAATCATTACTGGTAACTACAATTCCAACCTCTATAATCGGACGCTTTGGTATGCTTTAACAGACGAATATGAATACCTATTATTTTGTAAAGATGACAAATATGCGTTACCAAGTGAGAACTTCCATTTGACCGAATGGAAAAATGGAAATTTAAAAAAGGTAAAATCATTTAATACAAATAATAAACCAAATAGTAAACCAAATATATGTATTAATAATGGGGAAAATTTTTCTAAATTTTCTAATATTATAAATGATTGGTTTGAGTATAAGCAGAGTAGAAATGAAACTTACAAGTCAGAAAAGTCGAAGCAACTGCTGTTGAAGAAGCTCATTGAGTTGAGCGGCGATTCTGTTGAAGCCGCCGAGCAAATAGTAGAGCAATCAATTGCTAATAATTGGAGCGGTTTATTTGAGTTGAAGAATAAAAACAATACTAAAAGAACGGTCGGGATTGAGCCTGAAAAAGCCGCCGATTATTCATTGGGGTGGCAAGGTGAAAAATTACATTAAAAGCATAAATGCTGATTATCAGTTTTTTGACAAAGAGTTATTTGAAAATTTAGAACTTTATATGAATGATAAACCTAACAAATATGACAATAACAAAGGCTTGTTATTCATAGGTGGAGTTGGAAGCGGTAAAACTGCACTAATGAATATGTTGCGAGGTTATGGTTCAAAAGTAGGATTGATAATGAATGTTTTAGATTTTGAACTTGAACAAGATTTAAATTACTTTACTATTGATTTAAACTTATGTATTGACGATATAGGTTCGGAAAATCCAATAAATCAAAATTATGGTAATAAATACAATATCGTAGAGTCGGTAATACAGAGGTTTTATCAGAGGGCTTTCCAAAATGGATACTACTTCTGTGGAACTTCAAATTTAACAACAGCACAATTAAACAAAACCTATTCAGAAAGAGTAGTAGATAGAATGAAAGAAATGGTAAATATTATACCAATTAACAATAAAAGTTTTAGGAAATAAAATGGAATTTAACAAAGCAGAATATTTAAAAAAGCAATCTGAAAAGATGAAAAACGGCACTGGAAGTTTAAACACTCCAAAAACGCAAGGTGAGAAAATACCAGCGTTCAATATGCTAATCAAAAGCGAAGGAGAAATTTACGACATAGGAATTTGGAAAGGTAAATTTGAAGGTGGTTATTACTTCTACTTACCTGACGATGTAATTTTAACTAAGAAATCTAAATTAAATTTACAAAAACAAGTTGAAGGAGAAATAGAATTTGAACAAAAAGACGATATTCCTTTCTAATTCAATACACAAATCGCCCACGTGAGCAGTTAATTGAAAAAAGGTAAAAATATACGTTGTATTTTAAAAGACGCTTAAAACGCATTTAAAGCATTAAATTTAATCAAAGGGGTTGGCAACAGCCCCGAAAACAAAAGGAGTAATTATGGAAATAATTAATAACAAATCAGAAAATAACGTAATCTATGAAACGATTGATTATGGAATGTTCAAATTTAGCGGGTTGCAAAGGTCAATCGGAAAATCGCACGTTAATAAAATAATCAAATCAATAATGATGTTTGATACAAAAGAGCCGATAACGGTCGACCAGCACTTTATAGTGCTTGATGGTCATCATCGGATACAAGCAAGAAAAGAATTGAAAAGCCCAGTTTATTACAGAGTAGTAACATTAACCGAAGAGCAAAAACAATTATATATTTCAGCAACTAACTTAACAAGAAATAGGTGGACAAATACGGACGTTTTGAATGCTATTTCAAATAAAGCCTTAACAGAAAACAAGATATTACTTTTAGAGTATGTATCTCAATTAATGATTTTGCCGTCATCATTGATAATCTTATTTCTTTATGATAATAAAACAAATATTAATTCACAAGAGTTGTTAAATGATTTATTTTATGAAAATTACCGATTTTTCAATACATTGCAAACGCTTAAAATGTATGTAAAATGGACGCAGTTAATACCTATGATAAGAAGTAATACCTTTTGGAATATTGTTATAAAATATCCAGCACTAATGGAAAGTAAAGATATGATAGATAGACTGGGAGACAAGACTAATAAGACGCTCCGCAAAGCACTAACAGGCAACAGCAATGAAATGAATATGCTCCACTTTTTAGAAATTCAAGGGTGGCTGAAAAGATGAAAACTATTCAAGAACAGATAGATAATCCTCCGCAATATAAAAATGTAAATCGTAATAAGGCATTGTCAAAGAACTTAAAACATTTAGATAGTATATTAACAAGTATAGAAAAAGAGACATTGATAAATACACGCACACTTATAAGAAAAAATATAACAATTTGCACTAATTTTAACGATGTAATGAATTTTAATAAAAAAGTTGCGGAACATAGAAAAAATTATGATGGAACAATAAGAAGGACAAGAAACTGGAATAAATTATTATCAAAGACAAACGAAAAAACAAAATACATAACAGATGTTTATGATGATTTTATTAAAAAGATTGCAGATTTACGACCGAGCCTTATTACAAGCGACCCTGAAATTGCTAATATCATAAAGGATACAATAACATACTGCTTGCAGCGAAGCACAAGTATAAAGAATATTGGCGGACGAACTCTTTAAACTCCATCTCTTTGATTTACTTACTACGATGTTCTCAATAACTAACAGCAAGCCCGTCCAGTAACAATGCTGAGCGGGTAATGCTCGGAGATTTACTTACGAGTAGTGCATATAAATATTTTTTTTATGAAATTATTGGACATTTATTTTTTTTGTTTATTATAAATGGTATGCACTGCTAAAAAAAATGTAGATAATTATCAACCCCGCTCTTATTAATTTTTTTTTTGCAATTGAGGCGGGGAAGATAATAATGAAATCCTATAAAGTGCAAACTTGCAAGAAAACGCATCATAATTTTATAGAAATTTTATAGAACCATATCGTTGAAGCCAACAAAATAGAAGGAAAGTAGAAAATGAATGAAAATCTAGTAAAAAATATGGACGAATTCGGATACGTTACATATAGATTAAATGGCAAATTACACAGAGAAGACGGTCCCGCTATTGAGGAATCTGATGGTGAAAAACGTTGGTATTTAGAAGGTATCCAATACACCGAAGAAGAATTTAATAATAAAATGCAAATTAAAATATAATTTAAACAAATGGTAAGAGAAGAAATAGAGTTGAATAACAGATTAAAAAAGGCGTTGAATATAGTAGATATTAGTGGTATGCTATCTTGCTTAAAAGAACTTGCTGACATTAAAGAGGATTGAATAAAACTTGCGGTTTTGAAGATAGTAGAGACCTGTCAATTAACATAGACGATGTAAGTTCTTTAAGACGAACTGCCGATTTTATTAAATGGTTAGCTAATTATTAATTCAGTAAAGTTATATACAAACCCGAGCAAGTAAGAAAACTGCTCAATAATTTTTAAATAAAATAAAGGAGTATAAATGACTATACACACAATAAAATTTATTAATGATATTGAAGAAGACCAATATCGTTCTGATTTGCAGATTTGCAAACTCGCATTTTCCAATTATTTTGATGAGTTGGAAGAACAAAGAATTGACGAAACGACTAAAAAGTATTTGAAAAATTCGGCTCTATTCGGAGCAGGGTTATTATTAGCAATATTATATTTTATATAGGTAAGACAATGAATAACACAAATTTCACAATACTTGTAAGCAATTCAAATGAGAGAGAATTTAATCTGCTCAATGCAAAGGCGAAGGAATACTCTACAAATGACGATAGATTGATTAACTTCAAAGAAACCGCAGAAATGATGAAAACCACACCTGAATGGGCTTGCTGGAACTTAGCAACAAAACACTTACAAAGTGTTAGAAAAATGTTATGTGAAGCGGACTTAACAAAAGAATATATTGACGAAAAGACAGGCGACATTAGAAATTATATGCTGCTACTAAAAGCAATCTTATTTGAAAAACATAATATTGAGGTTTAAAATGAAATGTGAAAATTGCCACTTTTGGGAGGTAGTAATGTCCCCATCCATTGGGATATGTAACAACAAGCAAGGGATTAATTTTAAGAAGACAATGCTAAGTAATGATAGTTGCAATTCCTTTTCTGAAAAAATAAAGTATGATATGCCTGAAGGTTTTCAAGAAATATTCGGAGGATTTAAGAAATGATACGTCACGAAAAAAACACAAACAACAAAATCGGGCTTGCAGACAATAAAATTGAGAAAAAACCCCGTTATTCAAGGTTTGATTATTTTTCAGCAAGGGAGTATTTTAGACAATTATTTAAAGAGCAAGATGAATTAGAAACCTTACATAAATAGCAGAATCCAGCAGTAGATTAATCACTAAAATAAATAAGATGGAAATTAATAAAATATACAATGAAAACAACTTGGAAACGATGGCAAGAATGCCTGATAATTTCGTAGATTTAACACTAACAAGCCCGCCGTATGATAATTTGAGAAATTACAACGGATATTCGTTTGATTTTGAAAATGTGGCAAAGGAACTATTTAGGATAACAAAAGAAGGCGGGTTAGTCGTTTGGGTGGTTGCAGACGCATAAATAGACGGCTCGGAGACAGGCACAAGTTTTAAACAAGCCTTGTATTTTAAAGAAATTGGCTTTAAATTACACGACACTATGATTTACCAAAGCGATAGACCGCCACTAAATCATAATAGGTATGAGCAAAAATTTGAATATATGTTTGTTTTTAGTAAAGGGAGACCAAAAACTTTTAATCCATTGAAAATGAAAACAATTAACGCAGGTAAGAAGCAAAATATGCAGAGAAATACTACAAAAGTTGAAACAGAAAATAAAGCAATGAAACGACGAAATCAAATTAACTATACTAAAGAAACTAAGATCATTGGCAATGTTTGGTTTTACAACACTGGTTTATATGGAACGTCAAAAGATGGTTTTGCTTTTGAACACCCAGCAATATTTCCTGAAAAGTTGGCAACCGACCATATTCTAAGTTGGAGCAACGAAAACGATTTAATTTACGACCCATTTATGGGGAGTGGAACAACAGCCAAGCAATGTATTTTGACAAACCGAAGTTTTATCGGTAGTGAAATATCAAAAGAATATTGCAAAATAGCAGAAAAAAGAATTGAAATTTACAAAAACAATCTATTTTACAAGAAACAGAGTTAAATGAAAACATTTATTATATTATTAACAATAAACATTATTCTGTATTTCTATATTGTTCGGAGATTTTTAGCATTTTTGAAAGGTTTAAATGTAAGTAAAGAAAATATAACAACGTTATTATATTTAAACTCAGTAAAGAAAAATAAAGAACTTGGAGAGGCAATAAATTATTTAATTTTTAACAAAAACGAGGTAAAAAAATGAAAAACTTAAAATTCCACACACTTAGACCACGTGCCTTTGTGGTGGCAAATGACAAAGATGAAAGATTATTGATTTATGACGGGATTAAAATCCTTTACATAAACAAAGAAAAAATATATTTAGATTTTCAATATTGGAATTACAGAAAAGCAGTTCCAGCAAGGAATGAATTTTTAAAATGCAAAAGTAAAGATGTAACTAACAGAATATTAAAAAATATATATTTATTCGATTCGTTGAACGGGGTAAATAATGATTAATCTACAACCCAGAATTTTAATTTGGGCAAATGATAGAGGCTTATTAAGCAAGAACAATGCCAAAAATCAGTATATTAAAACAACCGAAGAAGTTGGAGAGTTAGGAAAGGCAATCTTAGAGAACGATATTCCTGAAATTTATGACGCTATTGGAGATATTGCGGTTACCTTAATAATCTTGGCTAATCAATACGGGACTGATTTCAGTTCTTGCATTGAATTGGCTTATAATGCTATCAAAGACCGCAAAGGGAAAACAATAGATGGAACATTTATCAAAGATTAAAGCACAATGGTTGAAAGATACGGATTATTTTAGAATAACAATCAATGATAAAACAATAGTAATAGCGTCCCAAGAGATATATAAATTAATTGAGGAAATAGAATGGCAGCAAAAAGATTATTATGCTTGGAAAGAGTGCCAAAAATAAGTTATCCAATTTTATATAATTATTTGAAAGAAAATTACGAAGTAGAAATTGAGTATAAGTTTTGTCCAACAAGAAGGTGGCGATTTGATTTTGCTATTCCGAGCGTCAAATTAGCAATTGAGATAGAGGGCGGGACTTGGATTTACGGGAGGCACAACAGGGCTTCAAGCATTCATTTAGATTTTGAAAAATACAACAATGCAGCACGTTTGGGTTGGAGGCTTTTGAGATTTATTCCAGCACAATTAAAAGAGAAAAAAACTTACGATTTAATTGATAAAACAATAAAGGCAAATTTATGAGATTATTAGAAGAATTACAACAAAAAGACTTAACGGACGATTTACAAATATTAGCAGACTACTTAGGTATAGAGCAAGTAAAATTGTTAATCAAACATTTAGGGGGAATAACTTTTTATATTCCAAAATATAACGCACTTTACAAGACTGCAAAACGCTTTATAAGAAACAATCCTAACTATACGACAAAGCAATATGCTTTAATGCTAACATTATCAGAAAGCACTATATTTAGGATATTGAAGGATTTAAGAGACGAAAAACTTTGAAAAGTAATTAACAATCTCTTGTAAATCGTCTTTATTTAGAGTAAAGAAGGGGCGGGGTGGCATTATGATTTCGTGTGGTTGAGTATATTTCACTTTACGTCCCTTTTCTATTAGTTCAGCGGCTTTTTTATTGGATATAAAGAAGATATTTCCAGCAAAAGCGATATAAGGCGAACCACCCGGATGTTTAATCTTTCCACCTAATTGATGGATTGAAGCATATTTAGAATTTGCACTCAAAACAATGGATTTACCTCGTGGTGATACTTCTATTGAGTTGAATAATCGTCCAGTTCTATAAAGAGTGGGTTCTAATAAATAACCTTTTCTTGTATAGTTCTTTTTAGAACTTGGAGCGAGTGGATGCCATTTAGAAGAGCCACCTGAAAAAAGTCCAGTGCCTTGTCCGTCCCAGCGACCACCAGCGTCGAAATTTTGTTGGACAAAGGCAAATATTAACGCAGATATTACTTCTAATGCAGGAGTAAAATTTTTACTATTAAAATCCTTTACAATTAAGGAAAATTTATTTACAATATCATTCATAATAATTAAGGTTTAAAAATGGAATTAACAGAAAAACAAAAGCAAGAAATAAACGATTTATTCAAAAATTATCGTATTCATAATGACGAGGAAAAACTATTAAAAGAACTTGAAAAATATAAATTTGAAGACGGCAGTTATTCTTTATTTATTAGATGGAAATTAGACTATATTTCAACGTCCAACACATAAACAAACGACTCTCTGCCATCTTTTTTGTACTTAGTAGTATTCGTTAATTTATAGTTAGTATTTTTGTCAAATATAAACTCGGTTTCACCTGTTGAGCCGAGCATTGTATTAACATCATTTACTAATTTTACTCTAATAAACACGCTATTGTCTGCGTCTGCAAAGCCAGCAAACGACCCTGCTGTTCTTGGATTTAATGAAAACGAAGTTAATTGAGAAAACTTTCCAGATTGATATGATTGCAAGATAGTATTGATTTCACCTTTTGTAGCACTAATCCCACGAAATAGAACGCTATTAGGTTCTAATTTATGCGTAAAGCCTTCTTTCTTTAAGTCGTTATAATCACTATTATCTTT